TACTGATAGAGATACATAAAATGGCAAAAATATATAACAAAAAATCAGTGGCTGCATTTACCGCCAGTACTGGTAATAACAGCACAGCAGCATTTACCTACAAGGGTTTCAGTTCTCAAGAAACTAAATCTAATTTCAAGTCGTATGATATTGATCTTGTCAAACAGGATATCATAAATCATTTTTACATTCGCAAAGGTGAGAAATTAATGAATCCCGATTTTGGTACTGTGATATGGGATCTGTTGTTTGAACAATTTACCGAAGAAGTCAAAAAACTTATAACAGAAGATGTTGAACAGATCATTAACTATGATCCCCGTATAGCAATTAACGGAGTAATTATAGACAGCACAGATATGGGCATACGAATAGAAGCAGATATCACCTATATTCCATTTAATATCAATGAACGAATGACTTTTGATTTTGATCGAGAAAATAATATTATAAAGTAAGCAGTTAATTTTATTAGTTAAATACATGATAGGATAGCAAAATGACCACAACGTCTAGACAAAACAACTTGATATTGAACGAAGACTGGACTAGAATCTACCAGACTTTTCAAAATGCCGATTTCAAAAGCTACGATTTTGAAAATCTTCGCAGAGTCATCATTGCCTATTTCAGAGAAAACTATCCAGAAGATTTCAACGATTACATTGAAAGTTCAGAATATCTTGCCTTAATTGATGCCATTGCTTTTCTAGGACAAAGCCTATCTTTTAGAATAGATCTAGCTAGCCGAGAAAATTTTATCGAGTTGGCAGAACGTAAAGAAAGTGTTTTACGTCTTGCAAAAATGTTGAGTTATAATGCCAAGCGCAATCTACCGTCAGTTGGGCTGTTGAAATTTGACACCATAAGCACCACTGAAAGTGTGTTGGACAACAACGGTAAGAATCTAGCGCAACAGACCATTGTATGGAATGATCCCACTAATTCTAACTGGGTAGAACAATTTGTCACGGTGTTAAATGCTGCGATGACAGATAACACAGCATTTGGTCGCAGCCAAGGGTCTGCAACAATTGACGGAATACCCACAGAACAATATCGATTTAGAACATCGTCGAGCGACGTGCCTATTTTTACCTACAGCAAAATAGTAGCAGGTCGACAAATGACATTCGAATTAGTCAGTACCAGTTTCAAAGGCAAAGAAGAAATCTACGAAGAATCTCCAGTCCCCGGTAATCAATTAGGATTTGTGTATAGAAATGATGGTAAAGGTGGAACCAGTGCTAATACTGGATTTTACCTAATGTTCAAACAAGGTAGTCTGCAGCTGGCAGATTTTTCAATTGATATTCCTGCAACGAATGAATTAATTGCTGTGGACAGCAATAATATCAACAACAACGATGTATGGTTATTTGCATTGAATTCGGCAGGCGTACAATTAAACGAATGGACCAAAGTATCCGCTCTCATAGGTAATAACATATCATACAACAGTATTAATAATAATATTAGAAATATCTATTCAGTGATCACAAAAGAAAATGATAGAATTGATCTAGCGTTTGCAGACGGAGTATATGGTAATCTGCCTCAAGGATCGTTTAGAGTCTATTATAGAACCAGTAATGGTCTCAGCTATCAAATAGCACCAAACGAAATGCGCGGTATTAGTATTGCTGTGCCCTATGTCAGCAAATCAGGAGTCCGTCATACACTAACATTGACCATGAGTCTCAAATCTACCGTGAGTTCATCTTCTCCAAGTGAGTCCCTAGCTTCAATTAGAACAAATGCTCCTGCGCAATACTACACACAGAATAGAATGATAACCGGAGAAGACTACAATCTCGCCCCATTATCTACTTCACAGAACATTCTCAAAGTAAAAGCAATCAATAGAGTATCAAGTGGAATCAGTAGAAACTATGACTTAATTGATGCCAGTGGAAAATATTCCAGCATAAATGTATTTGCTGCCGATGGACTCATTTATAAACAAAACGTTGAGAAATCCTTAGCATTTAAATTCACAAATAGAATTGATATCATTAATTTTATACGCAACAGTATCGAACCTATTTTCACTTCTGCAGATACTTACAATTTTTATCTCACTAAATTTGACAAGATCTTGTTTAGTGATACAAATTATCGCTGGAAACAGATAACCACAGATGTGAATAATTCTACCGGATATTTTTACAATTTTATTGATAATATAATTTTAAAAGTTGGATCATATACCACTAGCACACTGCAATACATCACTCCAGGTACACTGGTTAAATTTACAGCACCAGCAGGTAAGTCTTTTAGACGCGGTAAATTGGTTACCACCGATGCCAACGATCCTGAACAGAAAGATCGATTGTGGACCAAAGTGATTAAAATTACTGGCGACGGCACCAATGCAGGTGTGGGAATTCTATCTTCCGGACTGGGAGCAGTTCAGTTTAGCGACGTTATCCCATCAGAAGCCATTGCTACAAGGATAGTGGCTAAATTTGTGAATAATCTTCCTAACGGAATAGAAAATGAAATGATCAACCTAATGTTGGCCAATCTCAATTTTGGCCTGCGTTTCTCTGTAAGTGATTCAACTTGGAAATTAGTGGCCACTGCCGATTTAAATCTTCTTAATGATTTCAGCCTTGGTAAAAGTGGTGACACAACCAGTCAAAATTTAGATTCGTCATGGATTATTGCATTTGTCAAACAGGCAGATGAATATTTTGTTAGAATACGTGGTTTAGAGTATGTGTTCGGCAGCCTAGAAGAAAATAGATTTTACTATGATAGCTCACAAAAAACCTATAACGGTAAAACCGGTGATGTGGTCAAAGATCAAATTAAGATTTTAGGAATTAATCCGGACAGTAACCTTTTGAATCCTCTGAAGCAAGATATAACTTTTGCTATTAGTGATGCTATTACCTTTGACGACGGATATCAAAGTACAGAAGAAATCAAAATTGAATTTTATGATTCTGATAGCGATGGAGTAATTGACAATCCCGAAGCATTTGAACAGGTAGCGGGACTAGATTTTGATTTGAAATTTTTATTCTTTCAAGAATCTGTAGACGTGGCAGGTAATAAAATTAGACAATATGTTGATAATAGTGATAACGCTATTATTGTGATCCAGAAAGAAAGTCTGATTAATGTTAATGACTATGCCGACGGTCAATTGATCTACTTCTATGATAGCAATGAAAATGTGATCAAGCGAGTTGATCGAAACACAAATACTTTGGTATTAGAAAGTTCATACACTGCAAATTACGGCAGAGCAGGACTTAAATTCCAATACATTCACAATGCTAATGTTGATCGCAGAATTGATCCTAGCTCTAGCAATATTGTTGATGTGTATCTTTTGACACGAAGCTATAACACTGCATTTAGAAATTATCTTGCAGGCGCAGCCAAGAAACCAGATGAACCAAACAGTGATAGTCTACGAATTGCATTTGGTTCAAATTTAGATCTAATCAAATCTATATCCGATGAAATAATATATCATCCTGTGGCCTACAAGGTGTTGTTTGGATCAACTGCCGACGTGCAGTTCCAAGCAAAATTTAAAATAGTTAAAAATTCAAATAGACTAATCAACGACAACGATCTAAAAGTTAAAATTATAAATGCTATCAACGAATTTTTTGATATCAATAATTGGGATTTTGGTGATAGATTTTACGTCAGTGAATTGGTCACATATGTGATTAACACAGCAGCTCCAGACATCAGCAACATGATAATTCTGCCAAGACAGATTACACAGTCATTTGGTAGTTTGTTTGAGATACAAAGCAGAGTTGATGAAATTTTTGTCAGCGGCGCTACAGTAGATGACATAGAAATTGTAACTGCAATTTCTGCTTCGGAACTTAGAATATCCGTTGATTCAGTTATATCGAGTACAAATTAAAAATGGCAGATAAAATATTTCCCAACAGCGGTCTACCTATTAGAAAAACTTCTGAACTACTCCCACAGATTTTTCAAACGGAAGCAAATCAAAAATTTCTAGCAGCGACTCTGGACCCTCTGACTCAACCAGGTGTACTTGAAAAGAAAGTGGGATATATAGGCAGAAGATACGGCAAAACATTTAATACCAAAGACATATATCTTGACAGTGACGAAACACTAAGAAGTAGATATCAGCTAGAACCAGCAGTTGTGGTTGAAAAAGATCAAAAGGTTACTGACT